GGATCTTTCTGCTCTTCCTGGTAATGCGTTTGCGGGTGCTTCTGCCGCTCCTTATGCAGCTTTCAATCAAGGGCCGACACTTCAGAGTGCCCCCCTGGGAATCCCAGCCGAAATTCCTTCTGCATCTCATGATGGGGTACAAGGCATTCAGCCTGTCGGTTCACCTGTGGAGAAATTTAATCCAAAAGGGGAAGAAGCGCAAAAACTCCTGGAAATGTTTAAGAATTCAATTTTTAACACACAGGCGTGATTTTTCTGGCATTGTCTAACATGTAAGCCCAGCCTACTGGACACAGATCATTGATCTATGGGGGCCAGTGTTGTTGCTTTAAAACCATGATTCTCTGCCCGAAATTTGTTAAACGAACCCTGACCCATCTCGCATCTACCTTGGTGCTTCAGACAGTGTTCATTCCAGGTCTCCGGGCAAGTTCAAATTGGGTAGCAAGTTAATACAGAAAAAAGTACCATGGCACCCAAACGAGTTGGTATTCTCCCTGAATCTGACCGCATGGCGATTATCCAAGGCGCCAAACAACTTGGATTAGATCCCTATGAGTTCGGTGCATTTTTATCCCTGGAATCAGGGATGAATATGGATCCCAACATTGTTGGTGGTGCTGGAGGTCGTCATAAAGGCCTGATTCAATTTGGGCAAAATGAACAAAGAATTTATGGTATTACTGGCCCTCAAACCAGGGCTGGTCAGATGCCAAAGGTTCTTCAATACTTCCAGGATCGTGGCTATAAACCAGGCATGGGTATTGCCCGTGCTTATGCAACAGTCTTAGGTGGTAATCCAAATGTATCTCTGAATTCAAAGGATGCCTTTGGGACTTCAGTTGCAGGTGTATTACCTCGGTTTAAACAAGGAGGAGATCTCTATCAGAACGCACAACGCGTCCTTGGAGATATTCCACCAGCGGCACCCGCTGCTCCTTCTGCAACCACATCTCAGGCAGTGGATAAGGGCAATAACCTTGCAGAAACACTTCTCAAGCAAGTCCTGTCCAAGTTTGTTGAACAAAAACAAGAGCAAAGTTTCAGGCCGGAATCCGCGCTTGATCTTCTTTCTTTTGCCAACGAGTCACTGCCAATGCCAACCGATTACCTTGACCTCTTCAACTAATGGCTGCTGCATCTACCAGACGTTCCTATCTCTCTGATGAGGCGTTACCCAGTGAGTGGATGCAGTACGCCATTGGCTCACGATCTTTACCTTTTTCTCCATCGAACTCTGGTGTGGGTACCGTTTCCCTTGGAGAAAAACCAGATACTTTAATTGGGCGTTTATTTGATAAAGCAAGTGCTTTTAAATCACAAGGACCTGATCAAGGTTCTTCCTTTCAACGATTTCTCAATCTGACCATGGATCCAGAAGGTATCGTTGAAAGAAAGATGAAGGTTCCTGTTGGTTTTTCTGTTTTTTCCCAGCTTGGAGAATAGTTAAAAATCCAAGCTTGCATTAGAATAAAAATCATTAATATGCCAGCGAGTACGGCAGTTTTTCAAGGAGATCATTGTGAGCACTACCTCGTCTAATAAGCAGCCAGTCTTTGTCGATCGTCCACTGTTTGACAGTGTTCGGGTAACCACACAGACCGTTGGCAGTGCAGCTACAAATACCTTATTTGTGCAAGGTGGGCAGGCGCCTTCTATCCTTGTGGACATGGATGCTGATTTAGCAGAAGATAATAATTCTGGTGGCATCGTAGATTCAATTACTATTGCGCGAAATGATTATTATCGAGGTCCTGATTTTGTAGTTAATACCACTACGTCTGGTACTCCTATCTCCTTGGTCAGCGGACAGATTGTATTCATCTCCAACACAGGCAGCTTGACAGGACCAGGTGCTCCTTACAGTGGTTATGGTTACTACACCTATACAGGCTCAACTACACTGACTGGAGTTAACTCTGCACTTAACTACTCAGGTGGTACGGCCAATGGATTCCTTTACAACGGAATCTCTTATGGTTATCAACAAGCTGTGACTTTTGTTTTCTATCAGACTCGTGGCACAACCACGCCAATTCCTGGTTCTGGCGACTACAAGCTCCTGTTCTCTAAAACAGTTCCAGCCAACAGCGGTGTTGTGGACTGCTCTGATGTGATGCCACAACTTGCTACACCACTTATGCAGGCTGGTAATACTACTGGTTTAGGTAATACAGCACCTCTGCGAAACAAGGGAATCCTCCTGGAACGCGGCGATCGTATTTACGTTGGAGTGTTCCCAGATGGTCCAAACAATGGTGGTTATACTCCCGGTGCTCAGGTGATTGCTCAAGGCGGATTCTTCTGATCATGGCCAAAAAGAGCGGAAACTCTTTTGGTAATTTTCAGAGCACACAATATTTTGATCCGAGACCAGTCAAACCAATTGTTACTGAATTTTCCAAAGGATCAATTCCGAACTCATTGTATTCAATGGACCGGGAATCTTCCTGGTTACGTTGGAGGCGGGGCTACGAATTAGCTACCGCCTCTGTTTCTGACACTTCCTATGAGTATCCATTCAACTACCGCATTCCTTTGCCGCAAGGTGTGCAGCAGTCTGGTACTAATCCACCAACCATTCCAGGTATTTTTGTGGGTTTCCCCACGGTGGCAAAAGAATTTGGAATGCATTGGTCAGGTATTCGCGTAGCTGGCAGCCTTCGGTTTGATAACGTACGAAACACTAGAGTCACTAATCCTTTTTATTGGCATGATGCTCAATTTAATGATTACGAAAACATTGGACAATGGTTTGATCCAGAGTTCTACATAACCAATAGTGTTGCTTCCATTGCTTCTGTAACAGAAGATGATGAGTATTGGTATGTCAAGTTAAAGGGGGATTGGAGTACATCAAATCCTCTGCCACCTCCTCTCTATGTTCCTATTCCAGGAGTACCAGGGGGACTCAAGGCAATTAACGGAGAGATATTAGAAGATCGGATTGTTGAGCAGAATGGAGTTCCAATCACGAGGGATACTATTGATCCAACAACTCAGAAACGTTATGGCTACATTCAAGCCATCCTTGTCGACACAAATCCATTTACCGGTGTACTCACACTAAGAAAACGAGGATCTGTAGAAGCAACTCCTGATCGAACACTGGTTACGCCTGCAACTAGGCCTCCATCTGTTGGTAGATTTTTTATGACAGGAACACGATACTGTTGTTCATGTCAGGACTTTACACGTCGTGATTTTGCCTTCATGACTTCATTGAAAGAAAACAATAAAAGGTGCTTTCCACGTAATAGTATTTCTACAGTTAAACCAGGTAGGCGAGAGATTATCACCTTAAAAGGCGTTTTAGATAACAGTGCCATGACCTCGGCCACTGTCAATCGAGACATGGCAATTCAGTCTCCTGCTCCTCAATACAACGTGCCTCCAACTGTTACGCCAAGTTCGACAACAGTACCTGGCACAACACGAGATAATCCAGGCGTTTATAGTGACTTTGGTTCAGTGTTTCTTAGAGGAACAGATCCTGCTCTCCCTGGAGCCAAGGGGGATAGTTTGGTTACCTATGAAGATTACAGCTCGTCTAATGGTGATTTGACATCCTTAACTGATACATGGACTCCGTTGCTAGATGAGGTTAGATACTGTAAGCATATCTATGCCATGCGTTTCAAAGAGGGGGTGTTCCCACCTGAGCCATCTGATTTTCCTGTAGATGTATATGGCATTGCAGAAATTGAACAGAAACTTGTCAGGGATAACGAAAAAAAACAAGAGAAGATTCGTGTTGAGCTTACACGCACAGCTCTTTCTTATATGGATGTTCCTCCTTACAACTGTCAATCTCCAATGATGATGCCAATGATGCAACGACTCTTTAACGTTCCTTCTACATTTGTTCGTATGGATGGTTTTGAAATGTACGACAAGGAAGGTAATATGTACAAACCAAGCCTTGGTCAGCGACCTGCTGTTTGATTCTTCGTTTAAAATAAAACAATAACAAAGAAATAAGGCTTAGCTCAAATGTTGCTCCTTACGTCAACTGTTGATGTAATCCAGATTGTCGCAACGGCTGCAACTACTTTGGAATTTCATGCGTCTTATGCAGACAATGCAGCAGGCGTTGTTACCGCTGGCAGGCAGAATAAAACAGTTACAGTCAGTGGTACAACTGTAGTAGTTACATCTCCCCCGAACAATGTTCAAAGAAATATCAGAACTCTTGTAGTACGTAATGAAGGACCAGTATTTGATAACACTGTACGTGTTGAACATAATGATGGCACGAATGTAAGCACACTTTGGCAAGGTTCTCTTGGTCCTGGTGAAGAAGCAGTTCTTAGCCAAGAAGGCACGTGGCATGTATATGAAGTTACAGGGTTAGAAAAAGATTACAATATGATTGGTGCCACGGGGCCAGCGGGGGATCCAGGGGGGCCTACTGGGCCCAGCGGTCCTACCGGAGCCACTGGAGCCACTGGAGTAGGCATCACAGGTGCTACAGGTGCTACAGGAGTAGGTATTACAGGAGCAACTGGCGTACAAGGTGCGACCGGAGTTCAAGGGAATACAGGTGCAACAGGAATAGGTATTACAGGGGCTACGGGCGTTCAAGGTGCTACAGGTGCCATTGGTGTTTCAGGAGCTACTGGTGCCACAGGAGTTGGCGTTCAAGGAGCAACGGGTGCTACAGGGGTCGGTGCTACTGGCGCAACTGGAGTAGGTATCACAGGCGCAACTGGTGTTGGAATCACAGGTGCAACAGGCGCTACAGGGGTAGGCATCACAGGTGCAACTGGCGCAACAGGGGTAGGTATCACAGGTGCAACCGGGATTCAAGGATCAACGGGCCCAACCGGCGTTGGTATTACAGGGGCTACTGGAGTACAGGGTGCCACTGGCGTGCAGGGTGCTACAGGAGTACAGGGTGCTACAGGCGCTGGGGTAACAGGTGCCACAGGAGCGACTGGCGCTGCTGGGATCTCTGCAAGTGGTCGTATTTGGTACTTCAGCCAAATAAATTCTGACATATCTGGATATGAAACACTTATCCCTGATATTCCAGATAGCAGTCCACAGGATGACATGACCGCTGTCACCAACAGTAGTCTTGGTGAAGTTCTCATTGAAGAATTTGCAACAAATGCAAGTGATCCTGGATTAGATGAATTACCTCCAGGAGAATATACAATTCGTTTTTGGTCTTATGTATCAGACGCCACTGGTGATACGAGATTAGTTTTCCGTGTTTATCGTCGTAGCACAGGAGGAACAGAAACAGAAATTTTTAATATTACATCTCCAGAAATCAACGCAACAGCGTCTTCTTATTACACAGAACTTGCTGTACTAACAACACCTTATACAGCTATTTCTGCTACAGATCGTATTGTTACCAAGGTATATGCCAAAACAACAAATGCGTCCAACGTAACAGCACATTTTCTGCATTCCGGTAGTACACCAAGTTCTTGGCTGACTGCAATCACGCTTGGTTATGTTGGCCCACAGGGAGCAACTGGTGCCACGGGAGTCGGTGTTACAGGCGCAACAGGTGTTCAGGGGGCTACCGGCGTTGAGGGTGCTACAGGAGCCACTGGTGCCACAGGAGTTGGTATTACGGGGGCTACTGGCGTGCAAGGCGCCACTGGAGTCCAGGGCGCTACTGGTGTGCAAGGAGCAACTGGTGCCACAGGTGTCGGCATCACAGGGGCTACAGGAGTACAAGGAGCAACTGGTGCCACAGGAGTCGGTATTACAGGGGCTACCGGCGTTCAGGGTGCCACTGGCGTGCAAGGCGCTACTGGTGTGCAAGGCGCTACTGGTGCCACAGGAGTTGGTATTACAGGAGCTACTGGAGTACAGGGTGCCACCGGTGTTGCAGGGCCCGGCGTTCCTGTTGGCGGTGCAACTAACGATATTCTTCGTAAGACATCTGCCACAGATTACGATACGAGCTGGACATCAACACCTTCTTTAAGCACACTCACACTTTCTGGAACAACAACACAGACTTTAAATCTTTCTTCTACTCCTCCATCCACTAACAATAACGTTGGTTTTCTTAGTGTTGGTCCCAATTTAACATTTAATGACACCAATAAAATTGCGACTTTTGTTAGCGATGCAGATGCTTATGTGCAGGTTATTCTGCAAAACAAAAGCACCGGAACTAACGCGTCTACTGATTTCATTGTAAATAATGACCGCGTTGGCGGGACTAGCATTTATGGTGATTTCGGGATTAACTCTTCTACCTACGGATCACCTGGTCTTTTTGGTGATATTGATGGAACATATCTTTATGCAGCAGGAGGCACGCTTGCACTTGGTACATTAGGATCTCATGATTTGAAGATTGGTACCAACAGCTCGACGAGAATTACGGTAAACGCAGCTGGTAACACAACTATCAACGGAAATACAACATTAACTCTTGCTAATGCTTTAACTATTTCTACAGGATTATCTTTAGATACTGGAACTACTTATAACGCATCAGCATCAAGAACGTTAACAGTCAGTACAAATACAAGAGTCAGAAACATCAACGTTGTTATTGACGGTGGTGGTTCAGTAATTACAACAGGTAACAAGGCAGAGGTCATTCTTGATTTTGATGCAACCATTATCAGGTGGACAATAGTTGGAGACGTTACTGGTACATTAACCGTTGACGTCTCCAAAGCTTCTTATACAAATTTTCCTACATTCACCGCATCAGCGGGAACCTCTCCTTCTCTTTCGTCTGCACAAAAAAATACTTCAGCAATAAACTGGACAGGGTTTACAACAATCAATGGTTCTACAACTGCAGATGTCCTGCGTTTTGCGGTGAGCGGCACGCCTGTTAGTATTACTAGGGCTACGGTGTCAGTTGAAGTCTTGGTTAACGCATGATGGAAAGAAAATTTACATGTGATCCGAATTGCTGGATTATTGATCAAGGCGATGATTATGTTACATACGAAACAATAGATGGAGAAAGATGGAATATAACAGGAACCTGTAATCAATGTGGCGAATGTGAAGTTGGGTCAAATAATCCTTTTCTTGTTTGGACCGGCACTCCAATTGGTCAGCCTAACGCTTGCTACGATTCCCGTGGTGATGAAAGACCAGATAGTCCAGTAAGGCCAGAAATTGCGAGCAAGAACCTAAACTGTACGTTAAAAGGGAACTACTTGTAATGGCAACAAGACTTTATTTTCACGCAGCTGCGCCTGTTCTTGGTACAGCAACCATTCCAGGTAACGAACAATCTGCGATTGTACCAACAGCTAGTGCCACTAATGCCACAACATTAAGGAGTATGAATACGTCTCTTGGGACAGCCGTTACATCCTTAAGCGTGAGTACCAGTGCTTCTCTTGCTGCACAGGATCATTTCATGGGATTTTTTTGTTCTCCACGTTTGTTGGGAAATCAAACGGTTGGTGGGGGAACAATGATTCTGAATGGAGCAGAAGTTGAAAGCAATTTAAATGCTAACTGGTGGATCAACTCTCTTAATATTTATGTTTGGCGACCCTCCTTGGGCACTAAAGTCGGCACCATAAGAGATGCAGCCGGCACTTCATTAGGCGGTCTTGAACCTACAGCAGCTTCCAGTAGACAAGTTTCACACATTACCGGTATTACGTCTACCGCTGTTAACGCCCTTAATAACGATGTCATTATATGTGAGATTTGGGTCAGGGCTACGCAAAGTGCATCGATGAGTTACACTGGTTCCTTTTTTTACGATGGAGGCACTGTAAACACAACAGAAAATGCTGTTGTCACCGACCATGCTTCTTTTATTGAACTAACAGAAAATTTAATATTCCAGGGGGGTAGTACAGCTAGGAGTTTTGCTATCGTGGTGTAACCAAATTATTGAAGCATGCGTCTGCATCTTATTGGTATTTTTCATACCAAAGCACAGCTTGAATATTCACATTGTGCATTTACTGGTAAAGCTCTTCGGTTTCCGAAGATGATGCAGGCACAGGGTTATGAGGTATTTGAGTACGCAAACGAAGGATCAGAAGCTAATGCAACTCATCATGTCACAATGTTGACAAATGATGAATACGACCATTTCTATGGAAAGAGGAAACACACTGACTTCTTTGGTAACGACGCCACAGTTGGTAGTGAAGGCCATATTGCATTTGAAGCAAAACTCCTTCCGGCATTAAAGGAGAATCTGCAGAAAGAAGATATTATTTGCCATCCATTTGGCCATGCTCACCAGGGGTTAATGGCTGAGTTCCCACATCATCAACACGTTGAAACAGGTATTGGTTATCCGATATTGATGCCAAATAGTTTCCGTATTTTTGAATCTTATGCCTGGATGCATTACCATCAAGGTAAAGAAAATAGGCAAGGGCGTAACTACGAATGGGTAGTTCCAAATTATTTTGATCTTGATGAATGGGAACCAAATTACGAACCAGGTGAATACCTTGCTTTCCTTGGTCGTATCTGTTCTCAAAAGGGAATGGATACGATTCTTGAAATCGCAAAATACAGCCCATGGCCTATTGTCATCCATGGTCAGGGCGATCCAAATCCCTGGAGCCATCCCAACATCCACTACGGTGGACCCATTGCAGGCAAGGCACGATCTGCTTTCCTGCGTAATGCAAGAGCCGCATTGATGCCAACCAACTTCACTGAACCGTTTGGGGGCAGTGGTGTGGAAGCAATGCTGTGTGGTACACCATTGATTTCAGTTGACTACGGTGCATTCACTGAGACTGTTGCAAACGGTCTGACTGGATTTAGGTGCCATACTCTTCAAGAATGGTTAGACGCCATCATCAATGTTGATCAGTTAGACAGAAAAGCAATTGCTTTTACTGCACGTAATCGTTACAGCCTGGAGGCATGTGGCAAACGTTATGATCACATCTTCCAAACACTTAATGACTTGTGGCGTAAAGGATGGTACGAACTGCATGATATCAAGAAAGAAGTCATTGATTATCACGTTTTAGATCAAGAAGAAAAACCCTTTGCTGAACGCCTGGTTCCTTATCTAATTGATACCTTCAAGCCAGAAACAGTTCTTGACCTTGGCTGTGGCCCCGGTACTTATGTGAATGTATTTAATCATTTAGGTGTTGATTGCATTGGTTATGACACCGATGTACGTGTTAAAGACATGCCAAACATCCATTGCAAAAGTCTGCATGAAGTAGAAGAAAAAGCAGATCTTGTTATCTGCATGGAAGTAGCAGAACACATTGATTCATCTCAGAACGAGAACATTGCAGATATCATGTATAACGCTTTAAACCCAGGAGGAGTTTTGATTTGGACTGCAGCAAAACCTGGGCAAGGCGGAGTTGGGCACATTAACTGTCAAGAGAAATCATATTGGGAAAAACTGTTGAGTGATACAGGTTTGGTACGTGATACCCTTGAAGAATGGGAAGCCATCTCATACATCAGCGAAGGATATCATATGGGTTGGTTCATTCAAAACTTGATGATCTATAGAAAGCCATGACAAATGTACCTGGATTCGGTGATGTTGTTGATACCAACAATCCCGCAAGTCTGCAACAAACAGAGCGAAGAAAATATGGATTTAGCCCGATCTCATACGAAGGGTCTCCTACTGTATATAAACAGGGAGATGTTGTGCATCTCCCTTATGAGACAACAGAGCGTTCTGGTATGGAAGCCCTTGGTCTTGCATGGGCTGCTTATGCAGAAGGAATACCACCTTCAGAAACTTGAGCAGTTGGGAACAGCCCTGTCTTTTGGAGTTCTTTCCTGACGGCGTACGGGTTCCAGCGGAAACTGTCCCTGGAACGTGTCTCCGGGAAGGCTGCGTAGTGTGGTCCCAGCTTTAAGGTACCATTGTCTCGATATGTCGAGAGGAGTTTTTTGTCGATGTTCAAGAGTTCAGAGGCCCTTTGCATTGAAACCCATCCGGTGCTTTTGCTCATGGCATAAAGACTGGTTACCATTAAAGGCTAACGAGATGCGCTGAGACATAAAGCTTTTTAATATTATTTTCACATGTTTGTAACATGCGATAACAAATGAGGTGAATCTAAAATGAGTTAACGGCATAGCCTGTATGGTGTTTAACTCTGAACAGGAACCACTGAACCTGCTCATTGAATTAACTCCTAAGTTGGCAAAGAAAAGATATCGACAAGCAATATACGACGCCTGGGACAATCGCTGTGCTTATTGCAACGATTGTGCAACATCTCTTGATCACATAATCCCTCGTTTCAAATCGGGATCCAGCAAACGGAATAATCTGGTGCCAGCTTGCAGAAGATGTAATGCAAGTAAAGCAAGTTACAAACTAGAAGAATGGTACTGTAAGCAAGAATTTTTTAATCAAGCTAGGATGGATAGAATCAATACTTGGGTACAACAAGAATCACTTGATGTTTTCTTGTGTCCCATTCCGGTGTTTGGTTTAGCAAGTTGACATGGCTATTTCATACGACACAACAGCAAAGCAGTGGAACGTAACCTACGAAAAGACCGACTATCGCACTGATTATCCCACTAACGTACAGAAGATTGTTGATTACAAAACAACAACGGTTTTTATTAAGGGAGTACCGACTAGCACGAAGACAGCTGTTTATGGACCCGATACAGCAACCAATGAAAGAAACGCCCAGCTCAATGCAGAAAACCAAGCACTAAATGAACTCAACGCACAGAAAAATCAGATATATGATCTCACAGTGTCTACTGCAAACAGGACACTGGGAGGGGATTACACCACCCAAAGAGACAGCATATTAAACCAGATAAATGCGGCTGGTTTAGGCGAAACTTTTACAAGCTTGATTAACACAAGTTTTCGTAACTTTTATGCCACAGAAAAACTGCAGACATGGGATGCAAACTTAGGAGCAAAACCTCCTTACGGTACATTTGATTACGCTTTTTATAAACAACAATCACCTGACCTTGCTGCTCAATGGCAAGAAGCTGTAGACGCTGACGATCTTGATATCATTGGGAGGTACAACGAAAATACCTTCTACCTTTGGCACTATACAACTCAAGGGAAGGAAATAGGTTTGCGTGCTAATCCCACAGAAGAACTCGATGCTTCTGAAAGCTACGTCGAATACCAACCTACAGACGCGGATATTCAAGCTGCTCGTAATATGCAGCTTGGCATTGATACAGGTACTCAAACTGAACGTTTGCTTTCTGTTCCAGAGATCGGACAAGAATGGGAAAAGGCAAAAAACAACGACCCTTATTGGACGCAATTAGGCAAGCAATATTCCCTGGATCCTACAAAAGCTGATGAGTTTGCAGCTCTCTTCCGTCTGTCAGATAGGCCAGAAGACAAGCAAATCTCTTTCCAATACAATGCAAACGCTGGATACGGTATTACAGAACTTGAGGATGCAGTCAACTCTGCAGTTGGCGAAAAGGCGACCATTGATGTTAAACGTTTTGGTGCATTGGCACAGGATGTGCTGAAAGAAACCATCGCGAAAATGAAAGAAGCAAAAGCTAAAGAACAGTTTCTTTCGACCTTGCAAGGTTTGCCGGGATTTAATGAGGTAATGAATTTCAACAAAGAGATTAGTAACTCAATGTTGGGAGATACTGGCATTGGTGGCATCTTGGCGTTTACCTCTGGAAACAAAGCAACCGAAAGTTTTGAAAAAGGAATTAGCAATATTACGGGTTTAAATAACAACACAAGTTATAACTGGCAAGCTTGGTTTGATAACGAACTAAAGAAAAAGTACGAGCAAGATATTGAATTAGGCTTTACACAAGAAGGTGCGACAGAGAACGTTAAAATCCAATCAGAATTTGCAAAAGAGTTTATTGACAAATACTTAACTCCTCGCTTCAACTCTTCTAAATCTATGAATGAGTTTATTGAGTATTTAGACGTAAGCAAGCAAGAACAGAACCCGTTCCAGACACAGGACATGCTTAATGCCGTGAGCATGGTGGCAAACCTGCGTGCTGAACAATATTTACAGCAGGTTCAAAACACGCCTGACCGTTACTTCAATACTGATTTTTACTTTAATCCGTATGGAAATAAAGCAGCAGAAGAACGGTATGGAATTCAATCACAGACAGTTGCAAGTGATTGGGAAGCAGCTAAGAACGGTGACGCTTATTGGGCGCAACAAGCTTATCGATTTGGAGTTGATGTAAACAATAAAGAAGAGTTTGCGCGAATGCACTATCAGGTAAAAGGTCGGGCACAAGGATATGATCCGGCTCAAGATATCCTTACAGCAAGCAATATACAAGATGAAATTTATGGGCGCATCCTCCCAGCTCTTAAGGAAGAAGCATTGAAACAGGGGACTGTTTTTGGTCAGTTCATTACTCCCGAAGAATTTGCAGATTCTGTTCTTAAGAATATTGATCCAGGTGATAAGTCAACCTGGGGTGCCGTCCTTAAGCCATATGGTCTTACTTCTTTTGAAGGTACCTATCAAGACTTGCGTAATTTTGTTGCAGGAACTTTAAGGACATCTTCGGCAGAAGACATTAGGCAACAGATTAAAATCTTGAATGAACTCAAGGAAAGACCCCGCCAAGAACTGCTGGGATCTTCTTACATTGAACGTCCAACTGATTTTACAAGTACATCGATTACACCAAAGACAGAGCTGTATAAAGTGTTTCAGAGCGCTGGATACCAAGGAACAGAAGATGAGTTCTACAAAAATTTCTTCCCTGATTTGGATCCTGCTGATCAAAAGCTATTCCAGCAAACCAAAGACTCAGATACCTTGGGTCTGACAAAAGATTCATTCTCAGATCCTTTTAAATCTCTCAGCTCCATGGAAGGTTTCTTTGGTGAAGAGAAAACAGATACAGAAAACATGTTTAACTTAAACTTGAATGATGAAAGCACTACTTACAAAAGTAAGAGTGGCAATGAAATTTTGGATGAGTTCACCTCTGGTTTTAGTCTTTTCTAATGGCTGATCAACATCGTAAAGCAGCTTCTGCTGCGCATAGGTATCAGAAAGATAAGATGCCTTGTAACAAACCACAGCGTGCTCCTAAAGGAGATAAGCACAAGTACGTTGTCAAGGCTTGCCAGGGGGGCAAGGAAGCTATTGTTCGTTTCGGTGCCAGGGGATATCAAGATTATCTTCAGCATCGCGACGAGGATAGACGTGCTAACTTTAAGTCGCGTCACAACTGTTCCGAGAAGAAAGACAAACTTACTCCGGGATGGTGGGCGTGTAATTACAACTGGTGATTCCCATGGCACGTGCAAAAGCAGGAGCATTCGTAAAACTGGAAGCCAAACCCAAAAAAACTCGTCAAGGACAAGGTAGGAATTCTTTACCTAATCACGGCAGGAAAAAAAGCCGAGGACAAGGAAAATAATTGTGTATATTAGGGATAACTGTTTGTTATCCGCATGGCAGATTTTGTGCATGCTATCAACTTGATTTGCAAGTATGAGGGCTTTAACGAAAAAGCCTATGCGGATCCCTCGACTGGTGCCGAGCCTTATACCATTGGTTACGGCACTCAGTTTTACCCTGATGGAAGTCCTGTTAAAAAAGGACACCTCTGCAGTAAAGAAAAGGCCCTGGAATACTTATTTCATGACGTAAGCATCATTGATGTTGAACTAGCAAAACTCAACATCGGATTAGATGACTATATGCGTCAGGCTTTGATTTCTTTTGTTTACTCCATTGGTTGGGAACCTTTTCTATACAGTTCTGTGATTGATTGCATTGAACAGGATGATTTTGCGGGTGCCACCAAAGAACTTGGCCGTTGGATTTTTAACGACAAACACCAAGTCATCGGGGGACTTGTTGATCGGAGACGTGAAGAAATTCAGCTTTTCCTGCGAGATGTCAACACAAATCCTTGGTACTCAACTGAAATTTTGCTCCGAGCTTTTCGTAATTACTCCGGAGCATTACATCAAGTAAAAGCCATTAGAAAACTGGAAGAAAACATCAACCCGTATGTGCTTTCTTGTTTTGCCAATGAGTTTGATGTAAGCAGCAGTGAATGGTTTGAGTGTTCTCCGGAAGAACTGGATGCACTCTTCTCTGCTTAAACCAGCTGGCTCTTTGCCGTGTAGACTTAGAATAATTGCATTCGGATAATGCAGAGCGGAATGGAGCGTGCAGCAGAACCAAGAGAATTTGAACTCCCCCTGGAGCTTCAGTTCTCAATGCGCAAAGCTGAAATTGCCTCTGGAGAAATGACATGGGAGGAGTTGCGTTTTGCACTCCTTAACCTGTACCATCAGCGGATGATGGAATGGTATGCAATCAAATCATTGATGGCAGAAGAAAATATTGACTTGGATTTTGATATCCCTACGGATCTTGAACTACAAGAACTCGCCGCCGCATTTACATGCGATGACGAAGAAGATGATGACGAGTTTCTTCAGCCTTTTTAGAGCTAAAGATCCTTAATACGATCTAAGTACCAGGAGGCCTTCTTCAGTGAAGTTGAGCCTTTTTTTAATCTTTCTCGCCAGATATACTTCAAAATATTGCCTTTGCAAAAACCTCTAAACTCTTCTGCGGTCAGCGCAGCCTCAATTGCTTCAATACACTCGATACCACCATCTGTGTAATGAGCTGGATGGTTTACTTCCTCAGGCTGTAGTTCAGGAGGCTGCTCTTCGCAAACAGTTTTATCAGTTGCCCACGGCACTGGACAAACTCCACCGGGACAGTCAGGAAACAGCTCTTCACTACTCAAGGCATCTACCGGATCAAACCACGTCTTTTTTTCGACTCCGTCTGCATCCCTTCCGAAGGTGCTCCCAGTGACAGCACCAGTTCCTTCGGTCGAGGCGAGGCCCCCTGCTGGAGAGCTTCCTCCATGGATGGGATGTACCCTGTAGTCCCAGGTCGATTCCCCTCCAAGTGCAGGGGGTTTCTTTCCAGGCCTTGTTGACATGCGGTTAAACCACGGTTGTATAAATCATACAGAGGAACGTCGTTTGTGTCATTATCAATCTCAGCACCAAAATCATCAGGTGTTAAGCAACGACACTTCAGCTCATCTTGTACAAAACTGTCTAGAAAACCAGATGCGGCATGCATGGTGATATCTGGGTTTGATTTATTCCTTCTACAATATTAGTATGGCTAATTTATTCGGCAGCAACTACGATCCCAGACAGATGTCTGGTACCTCAGGAGCTGAAGTCTCTGACCTAAGACCTGAGCAGGCATACGACACTGACTTACGTCGCATTGAGCAGGAACAACGAGATTCTGCTACTTCAATCAATGACGATCAAGATCGTGTCGCCAAATTCATGAGGGCAGCAAAAACAGCCGGCAAATTCAGGCAGGCTGCTGGTATTGCTGAACCAACCTTGCGAGGTGTTACGCCCAGGACACGAGCAACTATTGACGGCACTGAGCTTCCATCCAGAGGTGATTCTGGTGGCCGAACTGGGACCGTAGCATACGCACGCAAACCACAACCCCAGTTCGGAAAAGAGTTTTAAACCTGGGAAAATACAACCTCGTTTGGCTGACCTTGATACTTGCCCTTACGATCCTGATATGACGTATGGCAGGGGTTACCGCGATAGAAAAGAAGCTGTGTGATTCCCTCGTTTGCGTAGATGCGGTTAAATAAACCAGTGCAGTTACTGATTTCTAAAGTCAAGTAACCTTCCCAGCCCGATTCAGCTGGAGTGATGTTGACCAAAATGCCAGATCGTGCATAAGTAGATTTACCTACTGCAACCACGGTTACGTCGCGAGGAAGCTTTAAACGCTCCTGGGCAACACCAAGACAATAGCCATAAGGAGGCAAAAGAAAATACTCACCATTCTCGTCTTCAAGTAAGTCACTTGGCTTCAGAATGTCAGGTTTGAAATTCTTTGGGTCACATTCACCTTCTGAAATGCGGCCAAAGATAAGACATTGCTTTGGAGAAAGACGGATGTCGTATCCATAGGAACTTAGACCGTAACTAAGGATTTTATGACCGTTGCTTTCGCTGACAAGGTTTTTAACAAAAGGTTCAATCATCCCTCGTTCTTCAGCTAACTCACGGATTTCCCAGTCGGCAAGGATGCTCATCACACTTTATTTTGCGTATAAGAAACCTAGCAGAGGACTCGCCCTTTTGGCGAATACAAGTCAATGAAATTTTGCACTGCTTCCCCAGAATTATCGACAGGGGGCAAGTATACAACAAGCGAGGTACTGGTTTTGTGTGAGCCAATTCCGTCACTGGTATTTTTTCTTAAAGTTGGAGCAACTCTTAAGATGCAAATAGGAAAATCAAATATCTTTTGCTCATAACGGATCATGTCAGGACAGTTTGTAAAATACAGACCTTGCTTAATCTGTCCTGCAAGCCATTCTCTATAAAGACGCCTAAACCATACAGCGTGTGAAGAAACCAGACTCGGAGATGAGGAACGTGTTAGCTTCCAGCGAGTGTTCTTTTTATCCCAGAAGTATGTGCCACTGGGAGGAAACAGATAAACATTGCCATACCAGAGCTGATCATTTAGGCCATCATCACTTGGTGTGTAGAAATTCTTTGCATCTACAAAAGTATTTGCCACCTTGGAGCTGGCAACATCCAAATCAATTGAGCCCATTAAAGTATGAGCAGATGAAACAAGATCCCCACTGGTGATTAACTCTAAATCTTCTTTGCGTCCTGCTGCTCTTGGAATACCCATTACTTATCTGTCACTTGGTTGTAATCAATTTCAAGATAGCGGATGCCAGCTTGATCGTTGATGATATAACCCGCTTTTTCTGTAGGATCAATTTTCTGAGCGGCTCCTAGAATACGGCGAAACGTTTCGGCCATATCTCCATTGTTTTCTTTTTCACACTCTTCTTCTGCTGCATGAATTTCTTTGAGTGTCCAGAAAAACATGGAACGTTCCTTGTTGTCTGGCTGAAAGACAATGACACCAGGTCCTTCGTGTTGCCAAAACTCACAATAATGTTTACCCATGTCACCCAGGATAAGCTTTAGGGTGGCATCAAGCATCTTGGCCTTGGTCTGATCTAGCTCTGGGCCAATCACAGAAGCAATTAACTGTTCACGCCTATTCATGTAATTAACCCCTGTTTAGTTAAGGATTCAAGCAGCTTTGGCGTTGGTCTATACATCACAACCATCTTGCCCAAAACACCGCGTTTCTTTACGAGCTTACCAGATTCATCTCGTAGTTTGTCAAATTCACCAGAGCGTATCAAATACTCAGCTACGCAACGTAAACGACGTTTAAGAGGAAGCTCAGCTTGTGGAAACTTACCACAAATTGTATCTGGGTTCATGTCACGGAATGCAATTCGCAATCTATTAGCAAGTGTCATGCCAGAATTTGCATCCTCTTCCTCAAAGTTTTTTAGGTTTTCTAAGTATCTTTGAAGACACAAGTCGTCAAAAGAGCCAACAGGAGGAAAGAAACCAGAAACCTGTTGCTGCAACGAAGCAGGCAATGTCTTTTGATAATTTTCAATGGTTACTTTTGAGATCTCGATACTGTCAAAACGATGCGTTATCATATTGGCTCTCCACGAACTGTTGTTTGATACGTTGTATTGGCATAGTCAGCAGGCTCTGCTTTTCTATTGGAAGAAAAAGATTGAATCAGCCTGTTCCAGGGAATCCTAAACACCGCTTTTTTCTTTGGATCTGGGGTGACATTTACGTAATGAACACCTTCAATCCATCCTTTATCTGGGGTCTTTCTTCCAATAGCCATCCAGTTTCTGATAGTTTGATCCGATACTCCTAAACGTCTTGCACACTCCTCTGTTGATATGTACTCGTCGGCGTAAGCCCTGGGATCTAATACGTTTGTGTCTGTTCCTTCATACTTGCTGTACCAGAGAGAAGACAGCACCGTGTTTATTGATTTGAGTTGATAAGCAATGTCTTCCAAGCTCTTTTTTAAACCTTGTTCCATAACAACATTTTTCCTTGTTAAATGCTAGGGTGTAAAAAAGCAAATTGCTTAAATGGAAAACCAAATCCCGCCTAGCCAACTGCCATTACCTGGCAACATTACACCAGAAGAATTGGCAATGCTAAAAGAACGAGCCAGGCAGCAAGCAATTCTTCAGGCACAATCGAAAATGCAGAAGCCTGCTCCGAGCCAACAGCCACGAGTAGTATACGTTTCTAAACGGCTCACTGTCGCAGAATTACTCATTCTGTTTGTTATCTCCTGTGGCGTAGGTTACGGCCTGCAACAAGCGTGGATTTTTGCGGTTGATGTCCTCCCCAAAATTGAAGTCAAGGTTAAATAGCTATTAGCATACTGCAACTATAATTGATTTACGGGTACTTGTGTAGATAAGTAGTGGCCAACCGGAGAATTACCGACTTACAAGAACTGGCTGGGGTTGACCTACAAGACGCTGACCTCTTCACGGTTGTTCGTGTCGGTGAGGTTGACCCTACTTTAAAAAACAAGAAGTTAACAATTTCTGGCACAAAAGCATACCTGAATCTGTACTACCTCCAGCGTGGAGGCGGTACGATCAGTGGTGGCTTGATTGTTGCCAGTGGCTTAACAGTCTCTGGAAACACAGCAACCTCAGGGTTGTCTGTAAGTAATCTTGCGACTGTCAGCGGTTTAGTAGTCGGAACTAATGCAACCATCACCGGAACTATTAGTGGCACTACTATCACAGGAACCAATATTCAAGGTACAAATGTCAACGGCGTTACCGTTAATGCAACAACGGTAACAGGCGCAACAGGTAACTTTACCAGCGGTAGATTTCAATATGTTTCTGGTGCAACTATTACCGGAGAAAACATCTCTGGAGTCTCTGGAGTTTTTAACAATTTAAGTGGTGCAACAATAACAGGGACCACCGTCAACGCAACTACAGGCACATTTCAGGTATTAAACACACCTTCTCTAACCGTCTCAGGTAACCTTGCAGTCGCTAGTGGTTTAACAGTCACTGGTCTTGCTCAGTTTTCTTCAGGGATTAGGGTCACTGGAACCGTATCAGGAATAACTGTTACAGGCACAACAGGTGCGTTTACAAGCATTACTGGTACTACTGGAATCTTTACAGCAGCCGTCTCAGGTGCTGTTGTAACCGGTGACGCAGGCCAATTCAGCAACATCACTGGAATTAGTGGTGTATTTACCACAAGAGTTTCAGGTGCGACTGTTACTGGTGTTACGGGCGCTTTTGGTACCATTACCGGTATTAGTGGTACCTTTACTCAAATCCTTTCCGGCCTCACCATTACTGGCGTAAGTGGTGCGTTTACCAGCATTACAGGTGCTACTGGCATATATACACTGCTTTCTGGAACGACAGTAACAGGTGTAACAGGAGCATTTACGAGCTTAACAGGAGCAACAGGTACATTCACCAGTAGAGTTTCTGGCGTTACCGTCACTGGAAATACAGGCGTATTTTCTAGTGTTACTGGCATCACTGGTATTTTTACAACAGCAGTATCCGGTTTAACAGTCACAGGTGTGACTGGTGCTTTTACAAGCTTAACCGGAACCACGGGAACATTTACGACAAGGCTTTCTGGTTTAGTTATTACAGGTGATACCGGTGTATTCACAGCAGTCACTGGTATTAACGTCATTGGAACTACACTTGTTTCAGGTGCTTCGATTACAGGGAATTTAATCTCAGGTACTTCAGGTGTATTTGCTAATCTTTCCGGCGCTTCTATTACAGGAAACGTTATTAGTGGAACTACAGGTGTATTTAATACTCTCTCCGCTACAAACCTAAGTTTTAGCAACACCACAATCTCTGGAGACCTGAATGTTTCTGGTTCTGGTTACATTGTTTCTGGTGTTTTTACCCCTGGAAGAGTCAGCGGCGCTACTGTCACTGGATCGACGGGTGCGTTTACCAGTATTACTGGTGTTACAGGCGTATTCACAACTCTTCTTTCTGGTTTAACAGTAACAGGCGTAACAGGGGCATTCACAAATATCACCGGTGGAGCTGGGATCTTTACAACGTCCATCTCGGGTTTAACCGTCACTGGCGTAAGTGGTGCATTCACCAGCCTGACAGGAACAACTGGTACTTTTACAACGTCTCTTTCGGGTAATACGATTACCGGTACAACTGGTCTATTCACAACAATAACTGGTGTTACTGGTGTCTTTACATCAACGCTTTCTGGCGCCAACATTAGTGGCACAAACTTGAATATGATTACAGGTGTTTTTAGTTCAATTACAGGTGCCACACTTGCATTGACAACACCTTCAGGCGCAACGCCTGCTTTAGTTTGCTCAGGTGTTGTGTCTGGCGGTACCGCTGGTTTTATTATCCAGGGTCCTCTTACTATCTTGCCTTAATAACTGACGTAAAATAGCTAAAGACAGGTAAACAACAATGCCATACGGTACAGTCAAAGTTGATAACATCACCTTCACGTATAACGGTACAGATACAACGACTACTGTATCTAGTCTTTATGCAGGTAACGCGGACAACATTACGGTTACAGGAACGGTATCCGGCAGCGTTGGTGCGTTTACTACTGTTAGTGGCGTAACTGGTGTATTCACAACTTCGTTATCTGGGCAAAATATAACAGGAAACACAGCTCGATTCAGCACAGTTACTGGTATTAGCGGAACATTTACACAGATTGTTTCAGGTGCGACGATCACTGGAGAAAGTGGTGCGTTTACTAGTATTACTGGCGTAACAGGAGTATTTACTACTTTTCTTTCAGGACTCACTGTTACAGGTGTAACAGGCGCTTTTACAACATTTACGGGAACAACAGGAAACTTCACAACTCGTTTATCAGGTAATACAGTTACAGGCGTGACTGGTGCGTTTACCAGCATCACTGGAACAACAGGAAACTTTACAACTCGTTTATCAGGCGCCACTATTACCGGTGTCTCGGGTGCTTTTACCAGCATCACTGGTGTAACGGGTATTTTCACGACCTCGGTCTCTGGGGCTACAGTCACAGGCGTAAGTGGTGCATTTACCAGCCTGACAGGAACAACTGGTACTTTTACGACATCTCTTTCAGGTTTAACTGTTACAGGCGTAACAGGGGCATACACCAGTATCACGGGAACAACCGGTAACTTTACGACACGGCTTTCAGGTGCAACTATTACTGGTGTGAGTGGTGCGTTTACCAGCCTTACTGGTGTTACCGGTATTTTTACAGGTATGGCAGTTGGCCAATCAAGTGTTGCTGCCAACACAGATCTTGACCTTGCTGGCACGTATGCTCAAACAATTGTTGCAGTTGCCGCGTTAAACATTGATTGTTCTACAGGTAATTACTTTACAAAAACAATCGCAGCAAACAGTACGTTTACAGTGTCTAACGTACCAGCATCTAGAGCCTATAGTTTCACATTAGAATTAACACATACTTCTGGGACTATTACATGGTTTGCTGGAGTAGAGTGGCCAGATGGTTTAGCACCTGTGCTGCAAACAGGTAAAACACATCTGTTTACTTTCTTGACAGACGACGGTGGAACTCGATGGCGTGCTAGTAGCCTGGCAAACTACACAACATAATCATGGATCCTATTTCTAAAGCATTGGTTTCAACAAATGGCAATACGCCTCCAAAGGCGTCTTGGTTTATATTCTTTAAAAATTCAGCATCATCTTTAGGAACGGCACTTGCCACCGATTCGGTAAATTTATATATAGCAGGTTCATTAGATAATACTAGTTCGTTTCTCGTTAAATTAACTGCTGATGGTATTCCTATTTGGCAGAAAAAACTAGATGGTGCTGGAGTAGAAAGTGCATATGGGGCAGTCGTAGATGGATCTGGAAATATCATTATTGGTGGCACTACCACCAGTGCGGGTGCGGGTGGTACCGATGGTTTTAGCTGCATCTATAACTCTTCAGGCTCTTTAATCGCCAATACAACAAAAGTTTTGGGCGGCACAAATTCCGACGATTTTTATTCAGGACTTGTATTGGGTCTTAGTAACACTTATTATCTAGCAGGCTCAACTATCCTAAACACAAGACAAGCCGGCTTAATTGCAAAATATGATGCAACATCGGCTTTGGTCTGGCAGTCTACATTAAGTAGCGCAACTGTTAGTATAGATACAAATGATATTGCAATTGATACTACATCAAATGATATTTACATAGGCGGCGTTGCCCAAGGAGTCAAGATTTTAATTGCAAAATACAATAGCTCTGGAGTAATTCAATGGCAAAGAGAGCTTGATGGGGACCAAATTAATTATGCAACAGGTATTGTTATTGCTAGTGGAACTGGCGTATATACTGCCTGCCGAGTATCTAGTGACGTGGTAAACAAATATGATGTTGCTTTAGTAAAGCATAACAATCTTGGAACTTTACAATGGCAAAAAACCCTTAGGTTTACTGCCTCAACTCAATCAGTTACAAAAGCAGTCGTAGCAACTGACCAAACATTTGTCTATGTTGCTGTAGATACTGGTGGTGGGCCATTAATTTATAAAGTCGACGCTAATGGAGTTTTGCAGTGGGTAAATAAAATCGACTTTTTAAGGAATGCATCCCTGATTATGACTGTTGACGATATATTGTATGACAACAATGCCCTTTACATTACTGGTAGTTTTCTGAATAATACACCTTATGTAGCAAAATTACCTTCAGATGGAACTGGTGCTGGTAGTTATGGTGAGTTGGGTTATGGCCCGTATGGCTCTTATAGTTGGTTTGATTCCGGCCTAACAGAAACAACTCCAACATACACAAGTGCAACAGGTACCTTAACCGATGCAGCCGCAACATTAACGGAATCAAACGCTACTTTTTTACCCGAAGTATCTTATGCGCCTTATAAGTCATGGATTAAAAGATACGGCGGAAGTGGTGATGTAATTTTTGGAATTGAAGTAGAAACATCAGACGCTCCTTTCATAAGAGTCGTAGGAGGTTTTACAAATGGAACTAACCCGCGAGGGCTGAGGGATATTTATTATGCAGACCTAAATTTACAAGGTCAAATAATAACTAACAGAAGAAGTGGAAGCACTGCAGATACAGTTATTGGTTATGCTCTTACAATAACAAATAAAGACACTTCCGATTTTATTGTAGTTGGATCAACTACAACTTCAGGACAAGGAGCAGGAGATATATATATTCAAGAAGTCAACAATTCTCTATTATCCTCTATAAGTATACGTTTATTAGGAGAAACTGCACATACAGATGTACCGACAGATGTAGCAAATTTAAATATAGTAGCATCAACTTTTTACGTCTCTGGTAAAAGAATAACATCAGGAACTGTTTCTGGAGCAAAAGTAATTTGTTTATTGAACGCAACTACTGTATCTTGGCAAAGAATTATTGGAGTAGGTACAGTTACATCGGCAGAAGGAGTTGCGCTTGCTGAAAGTGGCTCAAACGTATATGTTTCGGGTTATACGACTAACGGAATTGCAGGTCAGACAGCCACTCATTTATTCTTAGCAAAATATAATAGCTCTGGAGCAATTCAATGGCAAAGATCTTTATCTACAGGAACTACAAATGATGTATTCGGAAGCAAAGTTACAGTAGATAGTCTGGAAAATGTATATGTAACAGGATCAGTAAGGGTTGGAGCAAGTAATACAGATCCCGATATTTTAGTTGTAAAGTATAACAGCTCTGGTACTATACAGTGGCAAAGAAGGTTGGGAAGTGTTGGAGGCAATCAATTTGGTGTTGGCATAGATACTGATTCAAGTAACAATGTTTACATTGCTGGATACGGGCCAAACGGAATCAGTTCCTTAGACTGTATTATCTTGGCAAAATATAACAGCTCAGGTACATTGCAATGGCAAAGAAGCATCTCTAGCGGAATAGCTTCATCAAACATGGCTGTAACAGATCTCAAAGCTCATGCTGATGGATACATTTACGTAGTCGGAAGAATGTACACAACAGGAAACAGCGAAAATCAAGGTACATTTATCGCGCGTTTACCTCAGGATGGAACCAACACAGGCATATATGGTGACCTTGAATACATAACAACTACTTTGACTGATGCAGCAACAACACTTACAAGTGCAGCAAGTACATTAACTGATGCTGCCGATTCAATGACAATGACCTCACCAGCAGGTTTTACACAAGCAGATACAAGTATTACAATTGGACCAGGGGCTGGTAAGTAACCATGACATACGCACGTGTTGAAAACGGGGCAGTTGTTGAATACCCTGTGCATGCAGGGCAAATTAAAGAGCGGTATCCAAACATCTCTTTTTCTATCCCTTTCTCACCTCCTGATGGATACGAGGAAGTAGGACAAGGTGTTTACCCAACATACGATATCAATACTCATCGCGTTTGGGAAAGTACACCTGTGCGCATCAATGGTGTTTTACGTCAAACATGGGTAGTAGAACCCCTCTCTCAACAAGAACTTAATCAGAGGGCAGCATCTAAGGCTGATAGTGTTAGGCAGCAGCGAAATCAACGTCTTTCAGCAACAGATTGGACACAGCTTCTTGATTCTCCAGTCAATGCACGTGCTGCTTATACCACTTACAGACAAGCTTTGCGTGATCTTCCAACACAGACAGGCTTCCCTTGGAACGTGATCTGGCCACAAGAACCCAATGCACAAGGATAGACAAGATAGGATCTAGAGTAGAAAATATACCTTAGATCAATGGCTATTGAACTTGTCGATGTAGCTGCAAACTATAAAGGACTTTTGCATCAAAAAGATGCATTGAATTGGTTGCAGAAAAACATTGACTCTTCTGTGCTTGAGTCGTTTGCTAAAAAATATCGGAATGAAGAAGAAAATTCACAAGCAACTTGGGATTGGAAAGGCATTGCAGAAGTAGCTAAAAAAGCTGGTGCAAAGTTTCCAGATGTTGTAGCCGCACAGTGGGCCTTAGAGTCCGGCTGGGGTGCAGCTACCAGCGGCAAAAACAATGTATTTGGGCTTAAAGGAAGTGGATCTAAAAATGAAACACAGGAATTTATCAACGGAAAATGGATTGTAATTAAAGACGGTTTCCTTGATTTTCCTGATGTCAACACTTGTGTTGAATACCTTATTACCAGGTGGTACAAAGACTATAAAAACTACAAAGGAGTTAATCGAGCCACAAGCCGGAATGAATGCGCAGAACTGCTGGTAAAAGAAGGTTATGCCACTGATCCAAAATACAGTACCAAACTTATCCAGATTATGGATAGGCAGTTAGGTACCAGTGGATCTGCTCCGGCTGCACAAGAACCAAAGACAAATAAATTCAACCCCTGGAGCCCATTTACCTATAAGATCACACCTAATATCACGTATGGTGAACTTACACTTAACCAAGAAGCACGTCGTTTTACTAAGCAGTATCAATGCGATACTGCCGTAGAACTATGTTTATTTTTGGAAAAAGCACGCACTGCTTTTGGAAATAAGCCTCTGATTATTACCAGTGCTTCTAGGCCTGAACCTATTAACTCTCAAGTAGGAGGTGCAAGAAATAGTGAGCACACTTATAGCATCCCATCTAAAGGAGCCATCGACTTTTACGTTAAAGATATCAGTGTGTATCAATTGCAAGATTGGTGCGACAAGCACTGGCCTTATTCTTTAGGATATGGTGCACCCAAAGGTTTTGTTCATGTCGGTATCCGAGAAAGCAGGCAAAAAATCCGGTGGAACTACTGAGGTGAAAAAGTATAAAGAACCCCAAATCAGAGTCAATATCTGCTGGGAAGTTGGTGACGAAAAGAAATGTGTAACTATGTCAAAAAGCCAAGCATACGCCACCAGAGAATGGGTAGACAAACAAGGTGGCGTTGTATTCTGGTTCCAGGCGCTTCCTGATTAACGCTTTACGTTGCGCTCAGCCGCTTTAATTGGATCGTAAAATTCAGCAATCTGTTTGATTTGACGAGCGGTGGCAGGATTACCAGTGGCTTGAGCAATGGCTGCTGCGATTTCTGCCGCCATAATTGACGGTGTTGCATTCTTGAGAAGCAACGGCATCTCACTGTCCAGGCGCCGATAGATGTATGGCATTGCCCGTCGCAGAGGACGGTCGACCATTGATTTTGCCAACGGCTTGATCAGTGCTTCTGTAATGCCAAACATAATGAAAGTGAACAATGAATCCAAGAAGAGACGAACTGGAGGCATGTCAGGTATCTGTAGATGTACTATTGACATTAGCAGCGTTTTGTTTGTTTCGGGGATTTCTTCGTCCTTGATTGGGGCTGTCTGTGATGTAAGCCCACAACGTAGATGCAGCACCAGCGGAGACTGTGAAAGCCTGTGTCCATTGATTGCCACACTGCCCTGGAACGCGCAGCTCACAACTCAAGACGTTTGCAGTGCTCATGGTTAAAATGTAACCATAGCAAATGAAAATAAGCCGTAAGACAATAAGAACAACAGAAGAATTTTGCACTTATTCGCTCAGTAGCTTTTCTTCATTATACGCACAGGAGTCTGTTCGTTTATGGGCAATTAAAGAAAGGTTGCCATAATCAATAGACCAGTAGACTTTGTCGTTTAGTTCATGTCTTAACATCCACTTAGTCCAAACTTGGAATTGTTTTTTTGATGCGATGGACTCACAGCGCATATATAGAAGATCACACTCGGGCATTTCTTTTATCCACTCCCGGATTTTACGTATAGCAATAGCTTGAGTTTTGTTACCAAACTTACCAGTTAGTTTAGACCCAAGACGTCTGACAGATTTTTTGGATCTTACGTTAAACCAATCGTTGATTTGCCGATTGGATTTTGCTACAGCAAGACTTGCCAGCCACATGCAATCACCATTGACATCAAACCAATACGGAATTAACCGCATTCGTAAAAGCCATTCTGAATCAAGATGACAAGTAAAAACCTTGTACTTTCTTTTGATTCTTTTCATTAGCAATCAAATATTTTGCAAGAAGGAGCTGAAGGGTTTTGTTTGCAGAACTCTGCAAAAGCTACTGTTGATTGCGCAACAACTTGCGGTTTTTTTGCAAAAAGCTTAAGAAGAAAACGTTTCATGCCTCGGTTGTGTAAGGGATAAACAGATCAGGAAAGCGGTCGTCATCTTGGTGATCACGATCCCATGCTCCTTGCCAGTCTGTTAAAGAATGTTGGTGATCGACTTGCAATTCCGGGTCTTCTTGTTGTGCATTATCAGGATAGTCCAAAAGAATGAAATCAGACCCATTCTCATATACGAAGAAATTATTACCCCCTGGTTCAAGCTGAAGACTAGCAGATGCGATTGTCTCAACTTCTATAACAAGACCCAGCGTGTAATCAAGGGGTTCGTTTCGTGTTGTAGAAATACAAAGAAGATACGAACCGGCAGGCAAAATGAAATAACGATTATCGCCACGATCTACTCGTGAATCATCCGAAAAGTTATAGAGGTTTGAGCGAGCTGCCGAAACGTGATTCTCGTAAGGATATGTTGTCACTCCATTTATTGTTTGTGAATAAGAATCTTTCTGGAAGATTGGTCGAGGCGTGATAGGTGTGTTGTTGAGATCATAAGCAGCTACTTGGATATACTGAGGTCTTGGGGGACCCTTGATTGTAATAATCCAGCTTGGTACTGTTGTGACTATTTTGAACCAGTGGTTGTAAGTACCTCCGCCAATGCCCCCATTTGAGTTTTGACTTGTGTCACGATAACCCACTGGTTTATTTTCAGGTCCTAATTTGCCCTTTAATAAACGAAGACTTGTTTGACCAAAGGTACCAAGATGGGCTGGATTGTTATAAGTACGCTGCCGCTGTGAGAGCTGGCTCCTAGACATTTTATTGTAGACAATTACCCTCCTTCATCATAATAGGGGAGATCTTTTGCATTCAAAGGATGATCAATAGTTGCTCGATAGGCTGAACGAATTACTTCCTGAACTTTGCCCAAATCTCTTGCCTTGGAAATCAACATTAATTTTTGAGGATCAAATTCAGTGGTGAACGGATGCACCTTTTGCGGAGGATACAATCGGTTAAAAACAGATGTCATATGAATGGGATTAGCACACCAGGGATCCTTGCAGAGTTTGGTTACAGGCAATGCCCCTACGTCCCCCCATGCACACTGATACAATGCCTTGTGGATTGTTACATTTTCCGATAGCTGATTGCTATAGGCAGCTCGATAGGAAGGTATACAGATACGTTTGGGGTTTCGTTTACCAGGGGCATTAATCTCCCAGCAATCATCATGACCCCCTGGATTAACCTGAGACCATAGTTTGTGATACTTAGTTTTGTAGTGTGGGTGTAAATAGTTGATATCAAAACCGCAAATATTGGATTGGATTTTAATGGCGCAGTGATAACACCAATGCTTTTCAAGATCTCTTATGACATGGTTATGAGGACAAGGGTATCCGCGATAGTAACCTTCCTTTCGGAGTGCATCCTCATCTAACAAATCCACATTGTGGATATATCGAAAGACAGCAGTTTCTGTGGTCATAGGTCCAGGAGGTCTTCAGTGGTTGTTTTTGTTTTTGGTTTACGTGCCTTATAGGTTGCACGCAACTCCTGTCGATTGTCTTTTTCCTTGTTGACGTAAAGGTGTTCAACGGCATGGTTGTCAGGTAAGCAACCAGTTCGTAGGTAGAACACGATCCTATGAGCAAGGTAACTTTCGTTGTCGATAGAGATTGTGTAGAAACCTGTGCGACGGTTGAGACGCCCAGCGGGCTCGCCCTCCCTGTGGCCGTATCGCGTGGTGGACCATTCCAGGGCTGATGGTGAGTTGCTGGAGAGCCGCACCAGCTCCTCAATGCGCCAGAGGGGAGGCATGGGCTTGTAGAGGCGGGACATGCCTGGGGGTGAAACCACAAATGTAACCGTGAATAGGCACCAGGGATGCGAGCAAAACCGTGAATAGGATTAAATTTACTTAGATAGTTAGAAAAATGACACTCGTGTTCACGGTTTCATTCATGGTTTTAGTGCCCCCCCTTCCCCCCTGTCTCAGGTATCTCACTTTTTTCTAGGAATAAACCCAAGAACACGAGTGTCATTTTTCTAACTATCTAAGAGAAATTCATCCTATTCATGGTTTTGTCTGCACACCTCCCCCTCAGCCCACCACAAGTTTCCAACTTTAGTCTCACATTGAGACCGACAAGGCAATAAAAAACCCCGCCTTTTGGCAGGGCAGTATTACCTAACCTTTTTAGTTTACGTTACCCACAGTGCGTTTCTGCGGCCTTTCCTTTTTCTTCTTCTTGACAGGCTTCTCTTCAACTGTGTGGTCCACACCACTCAACACATCCTGGAACACACCACCAAACTGAGACGCAATCGTATCCCAGTCATACTGAGAATCTGTTACACGCTGGTAGCACAGTTCCGCTGTTGCTTCAAGTGCTTTACGGTTGTTGTAAAGGTACGTCAGAATTTCCGCAAGGTGATCGCCGGAGGGGCAGGGAAGCTCTCGGGAGTAGTTGGTATCAACATCGATGTGATCGCAACGGATCAGTTGTCCGTAACCCTCAAAGATTTCTTTGCATGATGTGTGGTTTGGTACTACTTGGGCAACACGGCAAGCGGCATGTTCAAAGTTAACCAGACCCCAGCCTTCACCTTTGCAGGTGTTAACACCCACATCTACAGCGTTATAGATTGCATTCAGGCTTTCCACTTCCACATTGGATGGCCCATGGCTATTGCTGGTCAGGATGATGCGTCCATTTGGGTCTAAGCCTTGTTTACTCATCTCGCGTGCAAACAAGGGCATGATGTCCCATCCTTGATCCTTGAGGCCCATGTGCAAGTACAGCATTGCATCAGGCTTGTCTTTTGCAAACTTGGCAAACCCTTCAATTGTGATATCAATCCGTTTGCGGAATTGATTACGGTTTCCATTGAACACAATGAAAGCATCCTGAGACAGATTCAGTCGCTTCCTTGCTTCTGCCTTATTGGTGGGATAGAACTGATTACGCGTGACACCATGAGGAATCACAGCAATAGGTTTTGTGATGCCTCCTTTAATGAATTCGTGTGCACCAAATTCGGTATAAGATACAACACCATCCCAGTCATTAGCTGTCTCATTAAGGCAGCCCAACCAGTTATACGAATCCATTGGTGCATAACCAACGAACTTAAATTTCTTTTGTTTATGCAGGTCTTCAATTCGCCTGTATTGTTCGTTGATGATCCACATATCATTGATTGTGAACACAACATCCGGCTGTTCACGCTCAACAATTTCTCGAAGCCTGTCTTCACCAAAAGGTGCCTGCTGGAACCTATTGGATGACGGGTACATTTTGTATTCTGTTTGAAGTGGTGTAGGATCTCCCCACCAGTTATGACCAAGGACTACGACTTCAAAATCATTTTTGATACGGCTGAGTACATTTTCTGTCACACGAGCAAAGCCCGTCATGGCGACAATATCACCACACCAGAGGAGCTTAGGTTTTTTAGTCATTTAAGATTTGGAATTCCTTGACACACTATACACAAATACCACGGGAAGGAAGGGCAAATTCACTAGGAATTGCCGAACGTGTTATGTGTTTTTCTTCGCTTAACTTAGCTTTCAATTTATGTTTCAAGAAAGCTGCCGCTTTCTCTCCTTTTGTTTTTTCTCCACAAGTGTAAAGATCAATAGCACAATACTTTAATTCTGGCCATGTATGAATAGAGGCATGTGATTCAGCCAGCAAGGCGAGGATGGTAACACCTTGCGGCTGAAATTTTTCCCCAAGGATCCGAAGAATAGTTGCATCAGCCATTAACAGAGCTGTCTGCAACCATTCCTCTAATTGTGGATAATCATCCAAACAATCTGGATCACATTCGTATAAATCCAGTATTAAGTGCTTGCCATTAGTCACTGGCTTTCTTCTGCAACTTCTATTGTCTCATTGTTTTTCCTGTCAAGCACGTTTCCATAATGGATTCTCCATTCTTCTTTATTGAGCCCCACTTCCACAATGGAAGGGAAGCTATTGTACTTCTGGTCAGAAGCACGACAGGCAATATTGACAACACGCATTCCCCTCCTGTCCTTGAACTTGTACACATTAAGTCCAAGCTGATGTACACACACATCCATTAACAGTGTCTCAAAACGAGTACGGCCCAAGATGTTGCTATTGGATGCGCAGGCAAATTCGCAGTAGCTTGCGTATAACCAAGTATCCCAAGACACGTATACATTAGATGAACCACCTGCCGAACGTTTAGCAAGACCAACAGCAGTCGATACCCCTGGATCAAACACCACGCAGTGTTCCATCCAATCCATGATTTGGTTGGATTTTAAGATTTGATCCCTGTGATGTTTGGCAAAGAAGTCAACTTTATTGTTGGTCTCCATCAGATATTCCCTCATCTCTGTTTCAGACATAGCCAGGACCCAATTCACAAGTCCAGGAATGAGAGGAGCAAACTCACCAAAAGGACGACCGTTGTCGTCCATATCAATAAGAGTTCGTTGCTCAGCAGAGCTGCCAGTAAAAGGTTTGTCAAAAGGAATAGTGAGGCGACGACGAGCCAGGCCCGAGGTTGGATCAGTTGTTTGGATCGGTTCATTGGCCGTGATCATAACCAACCCATTGAACTTAAACGGTTTTTGCGATCCTGTTTGATACTTTCTTTCATTCCTAATTAAGTCTCGTCCTGTGATTGCTTTAAGGACAGAGACAGAGCCGCCGTACCGTTCCACATCATTAAACAGGAGTAGTTTTTTCTTGTATAAGTTTGCTGTCTCAAACCTATTTTTTTCAAGGTGTTCAAGAGAAGAGATCATGGCGTTATCGTCTCCTACTAAAGCGTGAGCAAGGTTTGAGTAGGTTGATTTACCAGACTTACCTGGTCCAACAATCTCGACAAACTTCTGAACTTCAGAGTGACTTAACAGCACAGCACGCAGCCATGCCCTAAGAACCTGTACACGACCCCAGTTATTTTCTTGTGCATCTTTCAGCCACTGGATAATAGGAAGACAGTTTGCCTCTGGATCGTAATCGTATGGTAATTGTTGTGTCATATGGAGTTCCCTGTCAAAAGGAATAAGCTCCCGTGTTTCAACAATCAAGATGCCATTTGTGAACAGGAGGTATTCATTACCTTCATACCAATCATCGTTGCAGAGGACAATTTTCAAGATGTCAAGAACATCATTGATAAGTTTTATGCCATAACCATTGGGCATCAACTCTCTTTTGATATGGTCGAACTCCTCTTTGATGACACCCTTCATCTCCGTCTCGCTGAGCTGGGACCAGACGCCAGGGCTTTTCCGCCCGTAATAAAAGAATGAGTCACGGGCTTGACTGTAGATGACGTTACCGCTAAACTTGTGCACCACTGTTTCCGCGATGACATCCGATGAAGAATTGCGTGGTGTTTTTTCTTTCCCCTCTGTGCTTGTGCCCTGCCGCCTTATCTTTGACGATCGAACATTTTCCTTTGGTGCGGCCATTTGAGGATGGAGTTCAACAAGAAGATCGTTTACAGACATGGCCCCAGATTCGTATTGAGCAACAAGTTCAGCCTGGTGATTTAACATCGCATCATCGACACCAAACACCCGCTGGTTATCAGACAGACGAACACCCTGCTGCTGAGCAAGATGAATGAGCGTGCCGATACCTCTTCCGCCACCTTTGCTGAAGGAAAGCCAGCGACGGTGGCATTCTCCTTCTTTGTATTTACTCGACTGTTTAGACCAGTCATCCCATACATCGAGCAATGACTCGTCTAATGAGTGGAGCGATTGTCCAACAGCAATCCAGATCTCATAGTCATCAACAGCCTCTGCCGGCATTTTCCACATTGCTTCAGTTGCAACCTGGATGTCACGTTCAAGTTCAACCCTGGCGACAACGGCAAATCCATTGCCAACAACACGAGTTGTTTCTTTGGCAGGGATTCCTTGCTTTACATTTTTGTTGATGATTTCGTTAAGCAACCAATCAGGAAGCTCTGGGAGTTTAGTTACCCACTCAAAGCCTTGCCCTGGAGCAGTGTAGTATCCTTCTGTTTCTGGATGCAAACCCATCAAGACACCCTGATGTTTGCACCAAAGGATCTCTAGTTTTTCTTTTTGTTTTTCGGTGTAGAAAACGTACTTGTTTCGTGCAAAGTGTTTATGCTTTTCACGATCGATGCGATAGAGTTTCCGTTCTCTTCCTTCCTTACCGCTGAGGATAGTCAGGGTATTGGGAAGTGCGTCGGAAAAAGATTTTCCTGATAGTTTTTCAACTTCTTTGTATACAGTTGGTCCATCGACATCAACCCAAACCAGACCGTAGGGATAATTGCAGACAGGACCACTAAGTAGACCAATGGCCTTGCATTTGCCAGTAACGATTTCTTCTTCAATTCCTTTTATGGTGAATGGGTTATTTTGCCACCCGGCAATATAAGGATCTTTGTTACCGCCAAGTGGGGTCAAGCTCCATTCAATTGGGATGTAGTCAAGACAAATACCGCCAGGCTTGAGGGAAAGAGACTGGTTATGTTCCATGTTCATTTGTCTTGATCAACCTCCACTTTAAAATCCCTACAAGGAAAGCAGCGTTCTTTTAGCAAAAGAAACGCATGAAGATGCATGAGGGTAGGAAGATAAAAGCAATCTCCATCATTCGCATTCGACATGCGCTGCTGAAGTGCGTTTATCCACTCCCCCATAGAAATATGAATTTCCATGGAAGGTTTGTTTGAGTGTCTTCTTATCCTACGCCTGGGAATCCAGGACAAAGGTTACATGTTTCCAGAGATTTGAGACTCATTAGTCTTAGTAATATTTCTTGAACCAACCTCTGGTTTGTTGTTGCTATCCATGAGTCTGTTGTAGATATCCAAAGGATCTTCTCCAGTTACCAGAGCGGCTGAAGTTGCAACCGACCAGGAGATACGCTTTTGTTTTTCGACTGGGTCTTCAGGATTCCAAGCCATTTTTTTTTAAAAAAGATAACTTATAATATAAATAGTTTTAACAAACACCATGCAATTCGCTGGTAAATTTGCCGGACGTGGTTCTGAGATGGGCCAAAAGAAACGGGAAGAAGGCATGGCCCGTGCTAAAGACAAGCCAGAAGATAAAGCAAAACCTCGCTCTGAGCGCGGTAAATCTGCTTCTGCTGCTTCCCGTACAGGGGTTGCTCCAGGCCGTGCAAAAGAGCGCCCTGGTAAATCAGGAGCCAAAGGTCAAGGAGGAGGCAAGACTCGCTCTAAATGAGTGAGTTGTCAGAACAGCCAACTTCTTCAATTTGCTTGTAATATTCCTCGACGATCTTGTACCAATCGGTATGCAGGATGTCAAGGAATTTACGTGAGATGATGAAGATCTGTGTACGCTTGGGGGTGGCAACTAATATTGCTGCCTGCTGAACTTTTAAGCCAAGGGTTTGCGTAATAGCAATGTCATATGCGGCAAGTTGTTTGCATGTCTTCTTGAATTTCATATGACCCCCTAGCATATCACGCCATTCAGGTGATCCTTTCTCCAAATCTTTAGGCCATTTACGACTATATAATTTGACACTGGTCTTTAAATCAGCAAGAGTAAGTTTACGATTAGCCACCCCAATAATGTCAGGAGCGCCAGCCCAAGCTCTCCCGTCAGGATCGCAACCCCACACGCGAGCAACGTCATCGGCACCAACGGTGAAGTTAAACTTATCAAGAACAGGTGTTTCTGCCCATAACACTTCTTCAAATTGATCGAGGATTGGCGGCAATCCCTCCCAAAAATCTTCATATTCCTCTGGTACATCTGGTGCCTTGTTCCCTTTAAGGTACTGCTCCATAGCAAAGTGGACTGCCGTGCCACGTTCAGCAGCCGCTTCCTTGACACCTGGGTTAGCTTTTGACCACATTTCAAGCTTCCGTTTGTTTGCTTCAGAAGCTGTCTCTGAGATGATAGTTGTTACAGAAGGTGCAGGACCAGAAGGAAGGGGAGTTGTATAGTGCCTCTTACCGTTTAACGTAATTCTGGTTGCGGCCTTATTCAGGCTTCGCATGAGTTTGGGCTGTTGTTCCTGGATGTTGATCCAGGCGTCTTTAGCATCAATTCTAACAGCCACTTGAGGATGGTTTATATTATCCTCAATCTAGCAGTTTTTAACTACTTGCGATGAAAGGGTTTGAGTACAGCATTGCAGCAATCCTGACTGCTATCTTGTTGGTGACAGCACTTGACCTGTTTATTTTTCTTCAAGAATTCCCCCTGGCGAAATGAATCCTTTACGCAAAGCATGGCTTTCCATTATCGGATGGAGCTACTGTATTTATTTTGTATTGAAAGAATTGATTAAGGAGCGCATGCCAGACCTAAACTTTATGAATCCACCCACACACCCGAATGATTATTTCTGGTATTCAGAACGTGTTAATGGAAGAGCGGCTATGCTCGCAGTGGTGTTCATCTTGTTCTGGGAACTGCTCACAAAACAATCCGTCTGGAAGCTTATCGGTGTCTTGTAATCTTACGCGGTTTTATTATGAGATTGAAGATTGGCCGGTTGTTGAAGATGTTGAAACAATAGAAGCCGATCAGAAAGAGAAGGAACTAGAGGCCAAGCAAATCGAGTATACTCGGATTGATTTGTAAAACACCATGTCTTCCTGCCCCTGGAACGAATACTTTGAAAATATTAAGCCACTACTGGGAGCACGTCAGTCAGGCTTTACACAAATCTTTGAATACCTCGATACAATAACGAATCCTCTTATTATTGAAACAGGCACCTATCGAGAAGAGAACAACTACACTGGCGATGGTTGTTCGACTCTTCTTTTTGACAATTACATTTCCTGCAAAGGAGGTGATTTAATTTCAATTGATATTGATCCCAACGCTTGCGCGTTGGCAGAAAAGAATACAACAAAAACAGAAGTAGTTGAGTCTGATTCGGTTAGTTTTCTTTGTTCCCTTGAAGGTAAAGCCGCTTTGCTTTACCTTGACTCTTTTAATATTCAGAATTGGAATAATGATTGGGAAGCCTCAGCCCATCATCTGAAAGAGTTATTTGCAGCCAAAGACATTATTTGCTCTGGTACGTTGATTGTTGTTGATGATAACATCAAGACAACAGATGGCAAGCGCCTTGGTAAAGGAAGACTGATTGCTGAATTAATGGAAGCTATTGGAGTCGAACCTTTATTTGATGAATATCAGATTGGCTGGATCTGGTAAACAATACTTTATCGTTCAGTTACCCGTATAGACAACTTACGTAGTCCAGTTAATACTAATAACAATTGACTGGACTACAATGTTTGTTATTACTGGTTTAACAAGGAAACCCAAGGAATCTGAAATGGCTCTTTCTCAACAAACAAAAGAATCTATTGATACTGCATCTCAGGCACTGCGAGAAGCATTGGCTTTTGCAGCTCGCACTGAACATATTTTTCTGATCAGTAGCCTTTCTGATGTACTGAGCAGACTTGAATCTTTGGAGCATATGGATGATTTGATGGAACGTTTTTGCAAACAGCCTGACATTCCCACAAACTTAATCTGATGCCACGTATTACAGAAGCACAACGCCTCCAAGATTTTTTCTGGAAGCTAGAAAAACTAATCCCCAACCCTGGTAAAGAATGGGCCAAAAGTGCTAAACCGTGTAAGTACCTTAAAATGTTAGAAGAACGCAAAAAGGAAAATGGCAGAGAAGTCTAAGCCAGGTTTGTACGCAAACATCCATGCCAAACGCAAACGTATTGCTGAAGGCAGTGGTGAAAAGATGCGTAAACCCGGAAGCAAAGGCGCACCAACTGCAAAGAATTTTAAACAAGCAGCTAAAACAGCAAAGAAAAAATAATAGAATTTTGTTGCTCAAAGTCCACGCTCGTTAAAGCGGTGGGAAGGAAGAGTGTCCCTGGGTTGAGCAACCAGGGATTTTTTGCTATGCTTATGATTTCAACCGGTAGTCTAGTGGCAGGACACCCCGACAAGGGAGTTGGATAGTGGGTTCGATACCTACACGGTTGATTAGAAGCTATACTTTATTCAGTTGCGCCTGAAACCTTGAAGCATGCCCAATTTTAATATTGGCGACATTGTCGTCAAACAATACGGCAAAAAACCTGCTCGTATTCTAAGACGCGTTATGTGGCGCGGCTCTGAAGCTGCTCCTATTTGGTATTGTGGTTATTTAGCACCAAGTAAAGGTTGCTTTGAAGCCTCTGAACGTGAGTTAAAACTTTACGAAAACAATGAAGAACCCATGACGGAAACAAAAGTGCTGTACTCGTTTACAAAAGCAGATGGTACCACTGCGTATGGAAGCCATATTGGTACAAATTCCAGCAACAATTACCTGATTGAGGAAAAAGGTACAGGAGAAATTCACGTCCTGGATCCTAAAACAATCGAAGAGGTACTGCCTTACACGTTCTCAGCCAATATTAACGGGAAAGAAACACACTACGTGTGTCAACCTGATGCAGTAAAAAAGGGTGATTTTTTGCTGTACACCAATGGTAATTCTCCTCAGATTGCAGTTGTCACGGCTGTTGACACAAAAAACAAGGGAGCACGCTCCAAGTTCCGTGGCAAGCGTTTACTGTTAGAAGATCTCTGATCTGTTAAAATTGTGCTGATAGAGACCAGGTCCCTGTGCGCGTTAGGCAGATAGCCTAAAAGGCGACACACCTGGTCCATCACACTACTTATTTTATGGCTTCTTTAGATCACAAGGACAAAAATCTTTACGAGATTTTTGCCACAGAAGCATCAGAAGGTTTTCATTCTTTATTTCCTAGTCTGATCTATTGCAAAACTTTAGATACACCAGACGACATCCATGAAAGGATGACGGATTATGTTGAGAAGTTCTATAGCGAGCAAGCAGATTCTGAAGAAGATTACAAGCCGAACATTACTGGAGACGTTTCAAATAACTACACAATTCATAATCAACCAGAGTTTGAATGGTTAAACAGCGCTATTGCTGACGCTTGTGATCAGTATTTTTTACGTTTAGGTATTGATACCAGCACAGTTAATCTGTACGCACAAAAGTCTTGGCCTGTTGTTTGCAGTCGAAGGGGTGGTTCTGTAGATGAACATATGCACATTAACTCGATACTGAGTGTTGTTTATTATTTAAAAGCTGATGATAATGACACCGGTATGTTCTACTTTACTGATACTCACAGTTGTTTTTCTTCTTTGCCTATTGACGCAACACCCACCATCTTCAATATGAAGAAGATGTATTACACTCCAAAGCCAAAACGTCTACTTGTTTTTCCTTCTAATATGATGCATGGTGTTGATGTTTACTTTGGCAAGACACCAAGGCTTTCAGTTTCTTACGATTTAATTCCTACATCTACTAACAGCTCCAATGAACTCCAGGTAACCGACCCGAAAACCTGGAAACTGCTATAATCATTGAGTTCGGGGTGTAGCGCAGTTTGGTAGCGCAATTGCTTTGGGAGCAATGGGCCGCAGGTTCAAATCCTGCCACTCCGATATTGCTGAATTAGCTCAGTGGTAGAGCAGCAGTTTTGTAAACTGCCGGCCGTCAGTTCAAATCTGACATTCAGCTTTATCAGTAATCCGGATATTTCCCTTTTATCTGTTATCCTGATAAAAGGATATTTTTTGGGATGCAGAGCGCATCACACAAAAACCGTATAAACAAAAATAAAGAACGTTTTCTTAACTACAAGAGAACTTTAGAGTGTGCACATTGTGGCTTGAAAGATTATCGCGTAATTGACTTTCATCACATTAATCAAAAGAATATGAACGTATCAAGATTAGTAAAAGATGGATACAGCTGGCGCCGCATCCAACAAGAAATTGATATATGTATTCCCTTGTGTTGCAATTGTCACCGTATAGAGCACTGGAAAAAATCAAGCACTCCTTAATGTTGCCTTAACAAACCAAGCAGCCTTAAACATTTGGCCGACAAGATCAGCCATGTAGTTAGCAATATCAATGGCACCAACTTTCTGCGCAGCAGGCTCTAGTTTTTTACAGAGTGCTGCACACTGTTCTAGATTTTTGTAATAGGTAGCAAGCATGTCAGTTCCTTTATAGGAGGTGACAGCCTGGAACTGAGGGCACGCGTCCTTGAGGCCACATCCACACATAGGCATGAGGTAGTCCATGGACCTGATAAACTCAGCGAGTGTGTCGAACTGCTCCAGATGGCCCTCGTACTGGTCTTTAAGGAACCCATGCACCCCGAGGAAGTTCGCCCCCTCGTAGTTCAAGTGAATAAGATGGGACTGTGTCTCAAGTTCCTTGAGGTAGGAGCAGAGGGAGATGGCTTGCTGAATGAAGGACCCGACATCACCATTCTTTGATTTAGCAGGTGCTTTAGGTTTTGCTTGAGGTTGTGGTTGCAAACCAGGCTGAGGCTGATTAACCACTGGAGGCGCAGGTGTATACATTTGTTTCAATCAATAAATCTAGTTTAACAAACTTTATTCTGTGATTTCTTCCCAGTTAATAGCTGCGACAACATCTGCACCAGCAAGATCAGTTGCAACAAGCAGTGTCAGTTCATATGGAGTAGGCACAAAAGGATCACGCTCAAGTTGGTATTTCAGCAAATCATCTCGCGTTAAATCAGTTACTGTTGATCCTTGGTTAGAACCAACAGTATATCCTTCAGCCAAACGACGCCCTGTTCCTTGCGTAAAACCAGTTGCCGTTATGTTGTATTCAACTGAAGAATTAGTACCAGCACTAGTCCATGTACCTGCAGCAGAAGTACCTCCTGCAACTAGCTGCCAGTTGTAGACAGCATTGTTTGTTGTACCGAGTAAGGAGATACCGGCTAGTACAACAGCAGCGTCTAACCGTGTGGACTTAAGACGAATAGAAGCCACTGGGTAAAACGTTCCAGCAGAAGTCAAATCATATTTAGCTGTTACTGGATGACCTGCCGTACCACCACTTCCCCTTGGATCAAAGCCACCTTCCGAGATTACAGTGGCACAAATTTGTTTTGCTGTCGAGCTAGATGTTGTTGTATTTAGATTTTGAATTTCTTGACGTAAAGGCAAGAGAGCTGTTGTCATATAAGTAGTTGCATTGACGTTATCACCATGGAAGACGTGTGCAATTTCAGGCCTACCATCAACAACAAAACCAACACGTACGTCACCAACACCAAGCCATTCAACATCTGTCCAAAAGATATTAGCTTTAGTAGGATCAAGTGTTCTTCCTGTTACACCACTAGCATTAAACGCATCGAAGTTCCAGTTTTGTTGTGGAATTCTTGTTTCTGAGATAGATCCTGTTACATAACTACGCATAACCATGTAATTAGTATTTCCACTTTGCTCAAAAAAGATACCATTTTGAGTACTAAACATACCAACACGTTGTCTTAGGTTTGTTTTGCCAGAAGCAAAAACAAAAGACATCATGGTCAAAAAAGATTTTCCAGGCTGGTAGGGGAAGACCCTTTTTGTTTCTCGATAGATGTAATCTCCTGACGTTGTTGTAACAGTAAGATTTATTGCGCTTTCATTTGCTTGGTAGGAAGATGTTCCGTTTACACCTGTTGCTGTTGACCATTTACTATTTTCTTGATATCGATGTTGGCTTTCAAAAACAGTAAAGGGTTGAACAGAACGCAGACGACCAAAAGCATCTCCAGCCGTATTTGCTGGTTTAATCTGAACAGAATCACCTGTTGCAGTGAACACTTCTAAAGGTTGACCGCTGCACGTCTGAGCTTTAACAACTTCGTAAAGTAAAGGTTCACCTATCTCTCTATATACAGGCATTGGTTTATTAGGACTGTATATGTATTATCGCACCACTAAGAAGTTTGTTTTTTAAGTTCACGCCAATTCGGAACAAAACCACCGTATCCTTCTGGACCTGCAACAAACACATCGATGGCACCACATATGTCACAACTACCTTCGTGACATGTTTCTACATGGTACAAAGGACCACTGTAATGCTCTCCTTGGTACCAGTTACCATATTTAGTACCACAAGGATTACAGACCCAAGCAAGGTCTTCATGTTTAGGTGCAGCCATTGTTCTGTTTTCTCTATACCAGATTTGCCAATTGTTAATTACATCAATTGGTTCTGTCATTATAAAAGAAGTAGGGCGCTCCACCATTGTGGAACACCCTACAAGAAAACAGCTAAACGTAAAGGTTAAGAAACAATAACCTCTTCAGCTTTGCTTTGTTCTGCTTTTGCTTTTTCGTAGATTTCTACTGCAGCCAGCATTTGGAAGTAGTAGTTACGCATTGCAATTCCTGCTTCTTTAATGCAGAAGTCTTGCCAGAGACCAGTGTAAAGAGAATGTTTAGGATGGGAAGGATCCTGGCGACCAGCACAATGATACATGTGTTCCATGAAGTCAGTTTTACGCTGCTCTTCTTCATGGTCCCAGTTAAGAAGCTGTTCTTTCAACCAGGGACTATCAAAAGCACCTGCTGTTTTTAACTTCTGAGCAAGGTCTTCAGTCATTGGAATCAAGTGCAGTGATGGAGGTGAACACAGATTTTACTGCAGGACTGACTTCATAGAGTAGATCGTCCATTTCGTCTTGAAGAGAAATGGCAACGCCCTGAGGTGTCTTGCCTCCAAAGGAATCGTACTCTACTTCAAGGTCAACAGCAAAAGAAACTGTAAGCTTAGGTTTGGTAATGGGTTCCATTACAGGCTAGAAAGACAGGAGTAGCTTAGCAGATTTCATTCAGCAAAAACAAATCCCTAAGATCTTCATATTTAGTTTCGTTTTCAAAAATCAAAGATACAAGATATCTTGTTGTGTCAAGATTGATTACACAATGTTCTACTTGATTATTAAACAAGTAATAAGTTTTAGGTTCGTATGCCAGCTCACATATACTTCTGTTTAGTTCATCTCTTTGCTTACCGAATAGTGTATGGCTGTGATGATTTTCGCTGATCAACAAGTTAATACAGGATTTCCTATGAAGATCTTTATGCCAGTTATACATTACAGAAGGAGGAACACAAAGAAGCCCCAGGCTTTTTATAGGAGCAAACTTATGGACCAAAGCTAAAGCAGGTTCTTGTTCTATCCAATACTCATGAATAGGTCTAGCTTGAAAACCAAAGTAAGATGTCCAGGGTAAATCTTGATTGATAACCCAGCTTGCGTAATCAACTAACTCTTCTGCTTTTTGTTGCAAAGGACAAAAGCAATCAATTGCTAACATTTGTCAGTTATTAAGGAGACGTTCCAAAGAGTGTGCTTGATGCTGCTGGTAATATCCCAGCCGCTCTTGGATGACATTGTAATAATTAATTGCACCATCAACCATTTCTTCAGCACTCATTTGTGCTGCAAGATTTTCATTAGCCAACATGGCAGCAGTAAGGATAACAACACCAAGTTCTTGTTTAGATCCAACTAATGCAGGAAGAGGTGTTCCACCTTGAGTGAAACCAGCGAGCAATTGATAAAGCTGAGCCGGGTCACGATCCATGAAACACCTCGTATTTGTATTAATGTATTGTATGTCTAGTTATTTTTCTGCTTTAGCCATCCAATACCAGTAGCAACGAGCAGCGTTTTGATGGAACCGTTTACCTAATAAGAGCTTAAGTTTCTTTTGCTCAAGATCGTCCATCTTTTCTGTGTGATAAGGAAGAGGCTCGTCTCCATCACAGAGCATTGACATTTCAAGCTCATTCATTTGCAATTGAAGATTGAAGTCTTCAACGCTATGGTTGTGACAAGACATTTTAATGTGAGCATCTTCCAGATCAGTTGGAGGCTCAAGCTTCTGATAGAAATTCTCTTGGATATTCGGATGCATCCATTTCCACTCGGCTTGTGGAGAAGATACGTTTTGTTCGGATGGAATATTCTTGGGAGACTTTAACTCCTTCTGGAAGTTGTTGACCTGCTTGATAGGCATTGCGGATGGCATCGAGGTTCGGGAGGATCTCATGTTTTGTTTTAGGTTCTGTTCTTTCAGAAAGAACTTCTCCTGACATTGAACGTAACACAGTTCTTTTGGTTGTGGTTGTTTCTTGTTCGATGCAGAATTTATTTCTTTCTTCAGTTTTCCAAAGCTGAGGGTCCGACGCAATTTCAACGTTTAACTCCCTTTTCTTTACGAGCGTAAACTGGTAGTTTCGCCCTGTAATTTTATTGCAATCAAGGGGCAGAGCGCGACGCAACCACGAAAGCAAACCTTTAAGAGATTTGATTTGTGATTCATGATGCCGCTTTGCTTCTACCAGTAACTCTGTTTCTTTTTTAATACGTTCCAATGTATCTTCATTAGAAGCTATTGCATAGTAAATACGATCAATTTTTTCTGAGCGAAGTGTAGCACATGTCTCCAGCTCAGCTTTTGCCATGTCCTGGGACTCAGGAGTAAGCAAAGGAAGAGAGCGTTCCAAGGCATCATAGTGCTGATACAGCTGAAGGACATTCAGTTCTTTTAGCTTAGTTGAAGTGATTTGAGACATGATTCAGTTGGTGTGGAATTGGGAGTGGAGTTTGTTGATGCAATAGGTAAACAACATACCTGCTGCTGCCCAAAGCAAATCTTTAAGCACTGGGACAATAGAAGCAAAGATTGATTCAAACATTTGAATTGAGCATGGAATGAAGGTCAGTTTAACGTCATGACTAGGACGTTTTGTTAGCGGGAAATGTCAGTCATTGCCCTCGAGCTCCTGCAGGCGCTCCAGAGCGCGGCGGATTATGTACTGATTTTCAGCAGTAGGAAACTGATCCATTCGGTCTAAAGCCTCCATCGCCGGCTCGCTCAATGAGGGAGGCTTGGGGCGGCGGGCGGCGCGGAGGAGGTTGCTAGCGTTCGGGTAGTTGAAGGTGTCTTGCCACTTACAGCACGCCTCCAGCTCCTGGTCGGCGCCCCATTGGGCGGCGCGGGTGGCAATAA